CCCCATGCTCCGAGCGCCAAGCATCAAAACACATCGCTACAGCCTGCTCTTGGGTGCGGTCAGATGGAGCGCCTGAACCATAAGCTTCGTGCATACAACGAGCCATGAAGTCATCTTGGCTCTCACCTTTGTGTGGTTTCGGTAGCGGCATGGTTGCCTCCTACACTCGACAATACGCCAGCCATGAGCCGTCGATGGCTACAATTGGCCAACCTTGATTTTCAAGTTGATCCAATACCTGGGTCACTTCGACTGCCGGGTTGTTGTAGTCGTGCCAGATGATGATACCTCCCGGACGGACAAGCGCCCGGGATAAAAAGCTGTCGTGAGTAACAGCCTTTGCCGAATGGTCGCCGTCAATGAAGAACGCATCGCAGGGTTCCAGGTCTTGTGGACCGACATCCAAAGACCCGCGTTCTTTGACGAGAAGGTAAAATCTTGGGTCATATGCGGCGAACACCCCCGCTGAGACAGGTATTTCATCACGCTGACAATCGAGCGTAGGTTTGTAGTAAGACGGAACATCAATGCCTATGTAGGTTTCCAAGTACGGTATATTGTGCAGAATCGTCTTAGCCGTTCGACCTTGCTGACATCCAATCTCGATCATCACCTTCGGATTTACACTCTTGACCAGATTGACCAGTATGGTCGTCTCAACATGGCCCAAATACAAGTTCTCAAAGGTTCTTATCGCGGTGACTTCAATCTCAGAGCGCGCAATGGTCAACATTGTTCCAGGGCGCTCGCCCAATCACCAGCAGAAGTCTGCCGACAAATCTTGATGTGGTTGTACCAAGGCTTACGCCAACGCCAACTTGCCCAGTAGCTCAGAAGCAGCTTGACATTTGGATGTCCAATAGCACCCGCGAGATGAACCGCAGCGGTATCCACCGTCACAATCTCATCCATACAGAGCATCAGCGCAGCGCAATCTGAGAAACTCTCGAATTCGTGGTGGATGATCTCCGCGTGTACACTTTGTTGCGCTTGCATGCTGTGTAAGGCTACCCCCAAACCAAAGTGGTCTATCAACACTTCAGGTTCTATGGTGCGCGGGTAGTCGCCGGTGCTGGGCTTACCTACCGACCAGGCCACGCCTACACGCCTACATGTCGCTGGCCCGAGCCGGTCGCGCCACTTGTCAACCAGATGTTGTGGAACAGTGAGGTACTTCCCATCTACATCATTGATCGGCTCCACTTGTAACCGTCTGAGCAAATGAAGGAATGGAACAAAATAATCGCACTCGATAAATCTGATACTGTTAGCCGATACCTCCCCCCACTGCGAGGCTAGCCGCGCAAGTTCAGCAGGCACCGACATCACTACATCAGCACCCATTAATATCAAGTGACGCACATAGCGCAGACACATCAGCGTATCGCCAAAACCATGCGCATGGATCACTAGAATGCGTTTGCCATTCAAATCTTCGCCGCGCCAGGGCTGAAGCCCCGCGTCAAGTGCCTCTCGAACCGGCGGTCGCATGAACGGTTCGAACTCTTCACATTGCTCGTACTCCGCCAGACCCTCTTGCCATTGCCCCGAAGCCAGCAAGATCATCGCCCGGTTGAATTTCGCTCGCAATGTCGGAGCGATGTTGACCGCTGCATGCGAGGCCGCGAGCGCATCGACCAGATTGTTGCCCTTGTAGCAATCCACAGCCCTGTTGAACTCCTCCAAATACCTGTCAATATCAATTTGAGCCGGTGGATGCACAATGGCGCGCCGCCCGATTGCGCGTCCATTACACTGAACAATAATCTCACCTTCAGGCACTGCCGCTTTATGACCATTCAGGCTCTTGACCTCAAACACTTCGCCGTCTTGAGTTAGTCCGCGCCAACCATAGTCGGTGACTTCATGCGCGATCACATGCCCAAGTTCAGGCAAGTCGCCGAAGCCTGAAAATATGGTTTGTGGTTTCACTTCCATATCGGCGTCAGCCATGCCACTCCTGCCGCGTTGCGCAGCGCCCAACTCACCGGCCAGCGCACTTTGACCGCGATGCTCTCTGTTTGGAACAGCGACTTGTGGTCTCCTGTACTGCCTGGATCCGCGACCGGCGCGGTATCCATATGGAGCGTGCCTGCTGTCCCAGCTTCAATCTCTGGATCAGGAGAGAATGCGCTCACCACGGCTGCAGGCGCAATCGCAACAATGTCATTGCCCACCGCTGCCGAACCAAACAAGGTCAGGCCTACGCTCTGATAGTCATCAGGCAAGCGCGAGCGGATCATCATTGCGCGACCAGGGTTAGCTACAATCACATACGGTCCAGGACCAGCCACCGGCGCAATTGCATTGATCAATGTGGTGACGTCCTCGAACACTGCGCCAAACGGGTCAGTTGAAGCTGACGGAGTTGTAGCTGCAATGCCACTACGCAGCCCAGCTGGCTGCGCCGCGCTCGCGGCGGCACTTCCAAACAAAGCCACATCGAGCGCCGCTCCGCAAGAGCGTGTCAAAGCATCTGTGACCAGCCTTTCGGCATTTCCAGATTCAATCATCTCCCGCGTCAATACCGAAATAGAGGCCAGCTTGAATGGCGACAAAAGACAAGGCGATGTTAACAGCTGGCGCACCGGAATCGGTGCACCCTCTGCTACAAACCCGGCATTGCTTGCACTACCAACAATGCCAGGTGCCGAGATTTGGCCTGCCCCATTCCAGGCGAGCACCAGCCCACGAGACAAAACTTTAACTGCCGACGAATCTGGGCCCAGCGCCGTCAACGCATCCGCAATGATGCGGTGCACAAGTTCCGCAGCCCAGCCGGTCACCGTCGTCATCGCAGGCGCAGATGCCGCCCGCAGTATCAAATCACCAGGCCACAACTGCTCAACAACATCTCTCGTTTTGAGATGTCCCAGGCTTGCAATCACCTTAGCCAAAACCAAACGTGTGAACGAATTGCCTGGCAGTTCAGGCAACGATTCGGCCTTGCGCTTGAATGGTATCGGATCGGTGGCCGGCATCGGAGGCTCCTTTATGCGATCAGTGCTTTCACGTCAATCTTGGGATCAAGCGGCGCAACCCCCATAGCCATAGTCAGCGCGATAGCGCCATCGATGCGCCCTGCTGACTTGCGTTTGCTCAGCTTGCGGTTACCGGCATCGTCTTTGACCACCACGGCATTGTATACGCACATCTGCAGGATCGGATGATCACCATGCGCCAGCTTGCCGTCCAACAGCACCTGCTCCAAGGTGCGCAGCGCTGGCGACATCGACGCCCAGCCCTGGCCGAACTCGACAAAGTGCTCCTTGATGAAGTAGTCCGACAGCCCAGCCTTGACCAACCATGGTTGGAGATGTTTGAAGTTCCATTTGTCGAATGCCAGCTTGGCGATGCTGTAGCGCTGAAACGTCTCACGCAGCCATTGTGCGACCCACTCATAGCTAACCGCGCGGCCCGGTGTGGTTTCAAGATACCCCTGCCGACGCCATAGGTCATAGGGCACCCGGTCGCGCACCGAGCGCTCAAGCAGGCCTTCCTCCGGTAGCCAGAATGTTGGCTTGACGTGCCACTTGCCATCCCTCTGGCCCATCATCACGAACGCCGTCAGGTCATTGGTCTCCGCGAGGTCAAGCCCAGCGTACAACCTCAGTCCCTCAAGCGGCCCAGCATCCCCAGAACATCCCTTCCAGACCTGGGGTGCAATAAAAGGGTTGGACACTTCCACCCTCTGATTCAATATCAAGTTCCTGTATTCCGCCTCGCGCGTGGGCATGCGCTGGGCGTCCTGGGCCATGGCCATCACTTCCTTCTTGTTGAGGAACTTCCCAAACGCAGGATTAGCCAGCCGAATGATTTCTTCCTCAAACGGGTCAGCCTCAATCGGCGCAGTGTACAGCTTGACAATGGTGTGTGGGTCGTGGCCCGCGAGCGCGTCATCAATCAGAATGGAGAGCAGATCGGCGTCCGTTGGTGCCTGGGTGGAGATGATGATGCTCAGCGGGTCTTCGTGTGCCGAGCAGGCTGTCTCCAGCGCCTCATACAGCTGTGACCTGGGGCCACGTACCTGCCCGAGTTCATCGTGTACCAGGAACGCGGGTGACAAACCGTACGCAGTGGTTGCTTCGGCGGACAGTGCACGGTAGCGCGTTCCCAGTTCCTGGCACACAAGCTCCTTGCTGGTTTCCTTGACCGCCACGATGGCGCTCAAGGTGGGTGAAAGCCTAACGATTTTCGCCGCAAGCGCAAACAGAATTGACGCCTGGTCCCGGCTCAGCGCCGAGCTAAACAGCTGCGAGTTAGGCTTGTTACGAGCGGGCGGCCCACACAGATGGGCCAACAACAAGCAGGCTGCCAGACTTGTCTTGCCGTTCTTTCTCGCGAAGCTAAGAATGGCCCGACGTGTCCCGTGTGGGTTATCATAAATTTCGTGAATGCAGTCTCTCTGCCATCGCTCCAAGCGTAACTGTTTGCCGACATGTGCACCTTCTGGCACGAAACATGTCTGATGGATGAATTCCACCACGTCATCGCCAGTAACCCTATCTGTGCCGTCAACCATTGGCTTTGTTGTACCAATA